CTGATGTCGATGCTGCTCTCGCTGCACTGAACTACGCTGTGGCAGAGACAGCGACTATCGAGCCGCAGGTAGAGACTGCGACGAGAAAGAAGCCGCTGCGACGAAAGAGAGACTGACGCATGGCGATAACGAACGGCTACTGCACGCTCGCAGAAGTCAAGGCAGCCCTGCGACTCTCTGACGCTATCGACGACACGCTGATCGAGAACTCGATCGAAGGTGCGTCACGCCGCATCGACGGCTACTGCGGCAGGTTCTTCTACAAGACTGCTGCGACCGCCGTGCCGCTGTTCGCTCACGATGCCTATCGTCTGATGACCAGCGACATCGCCACCACCAGCGGTCTCATCGTCAAGATCGACGACGCTGGCGACGGCACATACGACACGACGCTGACACTGAACACCGATTACATCGTTGAGCCGACCGACTATGCGATTCTCGGCAGACCGATTCGCACACTCACGATGATCGGCGGCTACACCTTCCCTATGTTCTACCTGCCGACGAACACTGGCGTGCAGGTCACTGCGCAGTGGGGCTGGAATGCTGTGCCAGATGATGTGCGTGAAGCGTGCGTGCTGCTGAGCATCAGACAGTTCGCCAGATACAACGCTGCTCTCGGTGTCATGGCGTTCGCAGACATGGCGATCACGGTGCGTGCCGTCGATCCCGATGTTCGAGACCTGTTGCAGCCGTACAAACTGCTGGGTGTCGCCTGATGCCTGCCACCGTTTCTCAGGTGGCTGATGGTCTGAAAGCACGACTCGCCACGATCTCAGGGCTGCGCACCTTCTCGTATCAGCCTGAGCAGGTGAACCCACCTGTGGCGTTCCCGATTCTTGATTCGGTCGAGTATCACCGTGCGATGCAAGGCGGTAATGTGCAGATGCGATTCACCGTGATGACGATCGTGGGTCGCTATCTCGATCGTGTGGCGCACACGAATCTTGACGGCTATCTCTCTTACAGCGGTGCGACATCTCTGCGTGCAGCGATCGAAGGTGATCGCACACTCGGCGGTGTGGCACAGACGCTCGTGCTCGACTCTGGTGCGTCGGTCGGTTCGCTCACTGTTGCGGAAGCAGACTTCCTGTCTGTATCATTCTCGGTGCTAGTTCACGCATAGGCAGGAACGATGACCACATACAAGATCACCAGCGACACTACGACACTTGGCAAGCAGGGTGACACGGTGAGCGCAGATGCTCTCGCAGGTCTCAATGTCGATGCACTCGTGAGCGCAGGTCACATCGAACCTGTTAGCATCGGCAGGAAGCAAGACAAGAAAGAGCAGGAATAACCGACATGGCACAGATCGTTCTCACTGACGCAAGCATCACTATCAACTCGGTCGATCTATCGAGCCGTGCGAATCAGGTGACGATCAACTACGAGAAGGAAGCCGTCGAGACGACAGCCTTCGGTTCGTCTGGTCGCACTTACTCGGCTGGCTTGCAGAACATCACGGTTGACATCGAACTGAATCAAGACTTCGCCGCAGCGAATGTCGAAGCGACCGTGTTCCCGTTAGTCGGTACGAGCACCACGATCGTCGTCAAACCGACGAGCAGCGCAGTCTCGGCAACGAACCCTTCGTACACGATCGCCAGCACCTATCTTGCTGCGCATACACCTGTGAACGGGTCGGTTGGTGAACTCGCCACGACATCGCTCTCATTTCAAGGCGGCACACTTACGAAGGCGACTACCTGATCTCACACTCTCTGAAAGGGGAAGAGAATGAAACTGCCGCTAACTATCCACTACACGAACGGTGAGAAGCGTGATGTCGTCGCATCGTTCGCAGACTTCGTTCAGTTCGAGCGCACATGGTCTCGCAGCGTGGCACGATTCGAGCACGACTTTCGGCTCACCGATCTCGCATGGCTGGCGTGGTCTGCCGAGTCTCGTGCGAAACGCACCGACAAGAAGTTCGACCCTGACTGGCTCGAAACCGTCGATACCGTCGAACTCGGTGAAGCGCAGGGTGATACCCCTTTGGCGACGACTCAGCCCACTGGCTGATAGCGGCGGTCGCCGTCGAGACGGGTATCTCGCCCGTCGATCTGATCGAGTCGGGCGATGTGATGCTGAATACTATGGTCGCCTACATGAAGAAGCGCAGCGAGCGTCAGCGCAGACGGCGGTGAGTCGTGGCTGAGCCGCAGATTATCGGGCAGCAAGACAACTTCGGTGCGGTGCAGGTGCAGGGTCTGACGCAGTTCATCAAAGACATCAGGGCTGCGAGCGATAAGAAGGCTGCCGATGTGCTGATTCGTGAAGCGAATGAGCGTGTGGCGAAGGTGGTGATTCGTATGGCGAGATCGCTGGCGAACACGAAGCAGGAACGGCGAGCAGCGGAATCGTTAGAGACATCGAGCAGCGTGCAGCAGGTGAAGGTGAGCATGGGTGGCAGGGCTGCGCCGTATGCAGGTGGTGCGAACTTCGGGTCGTACACCGATCTGCGTCGTCTCATCAAAGCACCGAATCAGCGTGGTCGCCGCAGCCGTGCGACGATCGTGCGGCAGGGTGAGAGCATTCTGAAAGTCGCTACCCGTGTCGAGTCGCAGTTCGTGTCACGCTCAGGTCGCACCGTGTCTGCCTTCGAAGGTGGAACACGGGTGAAACTTGCACGCAACTCGTCTGGTGGTCTGCGTGTGATTCGTGGCTGGAATCAGTTCCGTGCGAAGGGTCAAGAGCCGACACGCTATGCGAAGGGTCGAGACCAGTTTCTGTATCGTGCGGTGACGCTGACGCAAGACCAGATCAGTCAGTCGTATCAAGAGTTCATCGACCGCATGATCGGGAAGGCGTTCCCTGACGCATCATCTGGCGATAGTGCTGCTGCGTAGAATCACCGACTATGGCTGAGCGCAAGTTATCCCTAGTCATTCTCGGCAAGGCGACTGGTGCGCTCGCCGCCATGAAGAGCGTCGGTGACGAAGCAGGTGGTCTCGGCAAGAAGATCACAGACCTGCTGCCTTCGTTCAAGACGGTCGCTCTCGCTGGTGCGGCAGCGTTCGGTGCGGTCGCAGCCGCTGCCTTCGGTGCGGCGCAGGCTGCTGCCGAAGATGAACTTAGCCAGAAGAAACTCGCTGACCAGTTGCGCCGCACGACAGGTGCGACCGATGAGCAGATCGCCGCCGTCGAGCAGAACATCAGCAAGCAGATGATGCTCACGGGCGTGACCGACGATGAGTTGCGACCTGCTATGGCGAACCTAGTCAGAGCGACTGGCGATGTCGGCTTCGCTCAGCAGCAGTTGTCGCTTGCGCTCGACATCTCTGCGGCGACAGGCAAAGACTTAGAGAGTGTGTCGCTCGCTCTCGGTAAGGCGTTCACAGGGAATGTCGGTGCGCTCACGAAGTTAGGTGTGCCACTTGATGCGAGCGTCGTGAGATCGAAGAACCTGAGCGAAGTCGTGGCGACTCTGAACACGCAGTTCGGTGGTGCTGCCGCCGACGCAGCAGACACATTCTCTGGTCGGTTGAAGATACTGCAAGTGTCGCTCGGTGAAGCGGTCGAAGGTATCGGCTATGCACTGCTGCCGTTTCTAGAACGGGTGGTGGCGTTCATTCAGGCGAATGTCGTGCCTGTGATTCAGGCGTTCAGTGACACGCTCGCTGGTGGCGGCGGTCTGCGTCAGGCGTTCGTGAACGCTGCTGCGCAGGCTGGCACATTCGGGCTGCAAGTGATCGACGCTCTCGAATCGGTGGCGAAGGCAGTCGTGTCGTTCGGCAATGTCGTCGTCACGATCGGCAAGCCGCTGCTTGTAGTCGTCGGTAATCTTGCCGCTGGTCTCACGCTGCTGGCGACTCTGAACTTTGGCAAGGCAGAGCAGGTGTTCAAGACATTCGAGACTGTGTATCTCGGTCTCGACAAACTGAAAGTGAATGCTGGTGATGTGTCGAAGGCGTTTGACGGCTTCCGTGCATCGGTGAATCAGCAGGCGAAACTGAACGCTGCTCTGGCGACTGGCGATCTCATCTCACGCAAGTATGGTCAGACGACGCAAGGCACGACCGATCTGAATGCGCAGTTCGCTAAGACGCTTGCAGAATTGCAGGGTAAGGCTGGTGGTGCTGGCGGTGCGGTGAAGAAGGCTGCCGACGCAGCGAAGACCTACGGCGATGCGGTGGTGAAGGCTCGTGATGCGACACGCTCGCAGACCGACGCAGCGAAGCAGGTGCAGAAGGCGCAGGGTGATGTCGCCGCTAAGACGAAGGCTGCCGCCGATGCGCAGGCACGGTTCGACACTGTGGTGCGTGGCTTCCCGTCGAATGCGAGAGAGAGCATCGAAGCAAACCGCCGTCTCGCTGATGCGCAGCGTGGCGTGCGTGACGCTGGCTTGCAGGTCGCTGACGCTGTGCGTGGCGTGCAGGAAGCCGAGAAGCGTCTGGCTGATCTGCGTGCGCAGAAGGCTGACGCAGAGAAGGTCGGTGGTGCTGAGCGTGCGCTGGAACGCTCGAAGTACGGTGTGGAAGAAGCGAACTTCCGTGTGGCTGATGCCGAGCGTGAACTAGCCAAACTGCGTCTCGACCCTGAGTCTTCTGCTACCGAGATTCGTCGTGCCGAGATCGCTCTGCTCGAAGCGAAACTCGGTGTGAGCGATGCGATACAAGCGGTCACTGATGCCGAGCGCAGACTGAACGATGAGCGTGACGCTGCGGCGACACCCGATGAGATAGCCGAAGCAGAACGAAATCTGGAACGGGCGAAGTATGCGGTGACTGATGCGCTCGACGCTCAGACTCAGGCGACCGATGAGCAGTCTGCTGCGCAGCAGAACCTGAACGAGATCACCTACGGTGCGGTCGTCGGCTCTGCGATCTACAACGCTGCGCTGAAAGAACTCGAAGATGCGAAGGCTGCTCAGGTCGAAGCGTCTGACTCGCTCGCTGATGCGCTGCGCCGTGAAGCCGATGCGATGCGTGATCTGGTCGAAGCGCAGAAGGCTCTGCTGGCGGTGCAGGGTGCGACGAAGCAGGGTGTGGTGAACCGTGTGCAGGCTGGTCTCGGCGTGACGGTCGGTGCTGCTGGCAGCATCGTCGAGCAGGTCGCAGCCGTGTCTGCGGCGACTGGCTCAGCACCTGTCGCTGGTAGCGGTGTGACGCTGAATGTGACCGCACCGATGTTCACGAATCCCGTCGAGATCGGTACTGAGATCGTTGATGCGCTCGAAGCGTACCTGCGCAGCAACGGCTCGCTGCCGTTCGCCGTCTAGTCATGGCGACGACGCTCGTATTCGGTGAGCAGGTCAGCGTCATCGCTGCGCTCGGTTTCACCGTGCGAGAGTTCACGCTGAACAGCAGCCAACTGAACGGCGACGATGTGCTCGACGGCACGCTCGAAGGCTTAGACATCGCACCGTATGTGCAGAACCTGACTATCAGCAGGGGCAGGTCTGATCAGTTCTCGTCGTTCCGTGCAGGCACTTGCACGATCGTGCTGAACAATAACGACCGCCGCTTCGACCCGATCAACGAGAGTTCGCCGTACTGGAATCCCACGACGAACAGCAGTGGCGTGACACCGAGACGGCGTGTAGAGATAGCGAGTGGCGGCAACACGCCGCTGTTCACGGGTCGCATCACCGACATCGACATCGACTACGACCACAACCTGAGCACCTGCACGATCAGCGCATCAGACGACTTCGTGCTGCTCGCCAGCACCTTCACGGGCAGCGACATCACACCGCCAGCAGAACTGTCGGGCGCACGAGTGACGAGCATTCTCGATCTGCCAGAAGTGAACTTCCCTGCTGCGACTCGCAGCATCGACACGGGTGTGGCTGCTCTCGGTGCGTATCAGATAGATGCGAACACGAACGCTGCCGCCTATCTGCAACGGGTAGCGGAAGCCGAGCAGGGTCTGTTCTATGTCGCCGCTGACGGCACGCTCACCTTCACCGATCGTGTGACGAGTTCGTTCGCATCACCCGTCGCCACCTTCACCGACACGGGCAGCAACATTCCGTACATCGGACTGGCGACGATCTACGGTCAAGAGTTTCTCTACAACCGTGTGCAGACGCAGACCGAGACGGGTGCGGTACAGACCGCCGATGATGCGACGAGCCAGACCGAGTTCGGTGTCAGCACGCTCGCTCTCGACGGGCTGCTGCTCGCCAGCGACTCCGCTGCGCTGACGCTCGCAGACAAACTGCTGGCTCTCTACAAGCAGCCCGAATACAGGTTCGACGACTTGCAGGTGCTGGCATCGACTCTGAGTTCTGGCAACCGCAACCTGCTGATGAGTCTCGACATGGGCGATGTCATCACCGTGACCAGAACCTTCTCGACTGGCTCGCCTGCGAGCGTGTCTGACGACTATGCGATCGAACGCATCACGCATCAGATCACACCCGACAGGCACACGGTCACGCTCGGTCTGTATGTCGCTGATCTGGTGAACGCCTTCATACTGAACGATGCCGTGTTCGGGCGGCTCGACGAACAGAACGCCGTGACCTGACCTGTTAGGCTGAGCCGCAACTATGGCTATCACTGGAACGAAACTGTGGGCGAGTGGTGATGTAGTCACCGCCGCCGATGTGAATCAGTATCTGATGCGTGGCGTGAAGGTGTTCGCTAATGCGGCGACTCGTGACGCTGCCTACGGTGGTGCTGGCGAACCGACGCTCGAAGAAGGCGAAGTGTGCTATCTCGTCGATACGAATCAAGTGCTCGCCTACACTGGTGCTGCGTGGTCGCCCGTAGGTGACGACGCACCCGACAGCGATCAGATCGTGCTGGCATCAGCAGTGTTCATCTAGGAAGGCTCAGACATGGCGACATTCAGCAAGATCAAACTCAGCGGCTCGACTGACGGCAGGCTCATCAAGGTGGCTGCGACTGCGACGGCTGGCACGACGATTCACACAGGCTCATCGACGACGACGACGATCGACGAAGTATGGCTGTATGCGGTGAACTCGGATACGACCGACCGCAAACTCACGATCGAGTTCGGCGGTACTTCGTCGCCTGACGATCTCATCGAGCAGACGATCACTGCCGAGTCAGGTCTGCTGCTGGTGGTGGCTGGGCTGATCATCGTCGGCAACGCCACGCCGCTTGTCGTTCGTGCGTTCGCCGCTACTGCGAATGTCGTGCTGGTCGGCGGTTATGTGAACCGCATCACCGCATAAGGTTCGCTGTATGCGTTTCGGTGAGCGCACACGCTCAGGCACATCAGTATCAGGGTGGACTAAGCGAAGTGCTGGTAAGCAGACGCTTGCTGTTGAGTACCTGCTTGTTGCTGGTGGTGGCGGTGGTGGTGGCGGTGCGGACGTATACAGCATCGGTTCTGGTGGCGGCGGTGGTGGCGGCGTGAAGACAGGTAGCGGCATCATCGGCAAGACGACCTACACGGTGGTCGTCGGTGCTGGCGGTGCGGCAGCGAACAGCAGACAGACTGTCGGCTATTCGGGTGGTCAGTCATCGTTTCTTGACAGCGTTATGGGCGGTGGCGGCGGTGCTATTTACACGGTGAACGGTGGCAACGGTGGTTCTGGTGGCGGTGCTGGTGCGGCAAATGCTACGGGCGGCGGTTCTGGCGGAACAGGTGTAAGCGGTCAAGGCAACAATGGTGGCGAAGAAGGAACTACGGCTGGTGGTGGTGGTGGTGGTGCTGGTGGCACAGGTAGCAACGGTTCTGGTGCTACAGGCGGCAACGGTGGTGCGGCTACGACGAACTCGTACACAGGTTCATCTATCTCGTATGGCGGCGGCGGCGGTGGCGGTGCTTACAGCAACGGTACGGGTGGCACGGGCGGCACTAACGCAGGCAACGGTGCTGGGTCAAATATCGGAACAGGCTCTAATGGTACGGCAAATCGTGGTGGCGGCGGTGGTGGCACTTACAACACAACTTCATACAGCGGCGGTTCAGGTCGTGTCGTCGTGCGCTGGCTCAAAACAGATGCGGCAGGTTTGACCATTACAAGCACAGGCACTACTACGACAGGTGATAGCGGTGCGTCAAACGAATACACCTACATTGCGTGGGATAGCACAGGCACATTGGTGGTGGCGTAATGGCACACTTCGCAAAGGTCGAGAACGGTATCGTGCGTGAAGTCATCGTCGTCGGCAACGCCGACGCACCAACGGAAGCCGCAGGCAAAGCGTTTATCGCCGCTTGTGGTATCGCTGGTGAGTGGGTGCAAACTTCGTACAACAGCAACTTTCGTGGGAAGTTCGCTGGCATTGGCGACACCTACGATGTCGAGAATGATGTGTTCGTAGCACCTGCCACCGAAGTAGCCGAATGACCACGAAAGTAGGCGATCGACGATGAACGAACAGACGAAACAGATGCTGCTCTCATACGCACGCAGCGCACTGTGCGCAGTCGCAGCGGTCGCAGCGACAGGGAACTACGACATCGACGATCTGGCGAAGGCAGCAGTCGCAGCACTCATACCGCCGCTACTCAGGTGGGCGAACAGCGGCGACAAAGCATTCGGGCGTGGTGCGTGAAAGCACGCCGATACACAGGCACTGCTGACGGCGTAGCCGCTGGTCGCAGGGCTGGCATGACGGCGTTCATCAGAGAGATCGAGACACGCAGCAGCGGTGCGCTGTGGAATAACGGCGACTATGTGGTGCGTCAGATGCGTGGCAAAGACTCGCTGAGCGTTCATGCGACGGGTCGAGCCGTCGATCTCTCGTACCGTCATGTGCGTGGCACAGGCAAGGGTGATGCGACTCGTGGCATTCCCGAAGGCGGCAGGAAGCAGGCGATCTGGTGGTCTCGTCTGCTCATAATCAACGCCGACCTGCTCGGTGTCGAACTGATTCTCGACTACTTCCCTGAGCCGTATGGTCGTGGCTGGCGGTGCGATCGCAGAGACTGGATACGGTACGAAGTGCCGACGATCTCTGGCGCACCGAAGGGTGACTGGCTGCACATCGAACTGTCACCGAGCATGGCTGACGACGCAGCCGCAGTGCGCAGAGCATTCACCGAGATAGTGCTGCCGAACTAGCCTGTGACCTATGAGCACGCCCGTCATCGTCGCTCTCATCACGGGTGCGTTCGCCATAGTGGTCGCACTGATTCAGTCGGCACGCCGTGAGAACCGTGACGATCATGCGACGGTCGCAGAGAGCCTGCGCCAGATTCACAAAGATGTGCATCGTGTCGGTGAGAAGGTAGATAGACACATCGAGTGGCACGCCGAAGGGGGCAGCAGTGGCAGGTTTAGCCGATCAGATCAAGGGTGAACCGTTGCAGACGGGTGGCGTGAAACGCCGCCGCATCTGGCAAATCGCTGCGCAACTCGACGACGAAGACAGGGCTGCGTTCGTCGCCGCACTGAACGACCCGAACACGCCTGCTCGCAGCATCGTGAGAGCACTGGCGAAGCGTGACATTCCGCTGAGCGAGTCGTGCATCAGCATCTATCGGTCAGGCGGCTATGGCTCGACTCTCTGACGACATCGCCAGCAGCGGCGGCGAGCAGCAGCGCATCGAGACTGCCCGTCTGCGTCGTGAGCGTGACGCTGCGACGAGCGAGAACCTGCGGCTCACGCAGAAGGTGGAAGAGTTGCAGCGCACTCTCGATGTGGTCGAGCGTGTCGAGTCTGCACGGCTCGCACCCGTCGAGTGGCTGACACCGAAGAAGCCCGTGAAGCAGTCGGCTGCGACACTGATGCTGATGCTCTCTGACCTGCATCTCGATGAAGTGGTCGAGCCGTCTGAGATCGACGGGCTGAACGCATACAACCGTGAGATCGCCGTGCTGCGTCTGCGTAAGACGATCGAGAACACGGTGAAACTGAGCCGGCATTATCTCGCTGGCGTGAAGTATGACGGCTGTGTGGTGCTGCTCGGCGGCGACATCTTCTCTGGTGACATTCACGAAGAACTGTCTGAGACGAACGAAGACACGATGCTCGGCTCGCTGCTCTACTGGGCGCAAGAGATCGCATCGGCTCTCGACCTGCTCGCCACAGAGTTCAGGCGTGTTCATGTCGCAGCGGTCGCAGGTAATCACGGGCGCACGACCCGTAAGCCGAGAGCGAAACTGCGTGCTCGCACGAACTTCGACTGGCTGCTGGCGAAGATGCTGGAACGGCATTTCGCTGGCGACAAGCGGCTGACATTCGATGTGCCTGAGTCGAGCGATGTGCTGGTGCGTGTCTATGACTCGGCGCATCTGCTGACGCACGGCGATCAGGCGCACGGCGGTGGCGGCATCGGCGGTATCTATCCGCCGATCATGCGGCTGCGAGCACGGAAGGCGCAGCGGTATCTCGCAACGGGTCAGTCGTTCGGCACGCTGTGGCTCGGTCACTGGCATCAGTATCTGCCGTCGCCGTCGCTGATCGTGAACGGGTCGATGAAGGGTGTCGATGAGTACGCCTTCGTGAATAACTTCGGCTACGAGCCGCCGCAGCAGGCTCTCGCTGTGGTCGTGCCTGAGAAGGGAATCACGCTGCAAGCACCCGTGTTCTGTGTCGATCGGAAGCGAGAGAAGTGGTGAGTGAGATCGAGCGCACGAGAGTGCTGGTTGTCTGGCATGATGCTCACACGGTGAGCAGCGGCTGGTGCGAACTGTCTGATGTCGATGATGAGCCGTGCAAGGTTGAGACGCTGGGCTGGCTGCTACCTAATCAGAAGGCTGGTCATGTGGTGGTGGTGCAGTCGATCACTGATGATGACGGTCTCGACTCTGTGCTGTGTATCCCTGTGGGCATGGTGCAGTCGGTGTCTGTAATCTGAGCAGCACGCTCGTGTAGTCGCTTCCCCTTCGGCACGCACGGGCTGGTCGGGTCGGGCGCAGCGTCTGCTGCGCTCGGCTCGGCTACTCAGCGCAGGCGTGGGTGCAGCGCACCGCAGGCGCAGTGTGTGGCGGTCGGCGGTATGTCTGCTGCGCACGACCAGCACGCTGACGGTCGCAGCGATTTGCGTTGCGCTCTCGGCACGAAGCCTGTGTCGTGCTGCTGGGTGACATGGCTCATGTGGTCGATCACTCGCTCGAATCTCTGACCGCAGTGCAAGCACTCGTACTTCATCTCATGCACCTGCCTGCTCGGTGACGATGATGTGCCGCTTCGAGAAGTAGCAGCGGCGATACGAGCGTGCGGTGTGTGCATCGAGATACGCCGTCGCTGGTCGATAGATGTCGCTGGCGTAATCCCACATCTGTTCGCCGTCGCTCGTCGTCAGCCCTGTGTCGATGATTTCGATCGGCTGAGCGAACTGCTGCTCGACTGCTGCGGCGAATCGTGCGAGATACTTCTGCGCCGTGCGGTAGGTCTGGTGGCTGGTCGAGTTATCCCAGCAGGTCGGGCGACCGTCGAGCAGTAGGGTCGGCGTGTAGTAGTGGTAGCCGCCACGATGATCGACTGTGATTCTGGCGATGCCGTATGTGCGCTGCATCGTGAGCGCACCGATGTCTCTGCTCATGTCATTACCAGCCTGTCGGTGTCACATCACCGAAGAACACTTGTCTGATGTGTTCCCATTTCTGATCGCATCGCTCAGTCAGGTATGTGTCGATGCCGTAGTCTCTCTCATACATCGACAGATCGTTCAGAGTGAGCGAGACCCGATGACGCTGCTGATCACTCGCCCATGTGGGGTGTGCGTTGATGATGCGCCAGCGACGATCAAACATTTCAGTCGTGAAGTGCATGTCACGCCTGCACTTTCTTGAACTTGTAGGCAGGCTGCCACCTGAGACCGCCGTCTGGTGAGTCGCCACCTTCTTTGCCGTTCGCCCAGCGAATCAGAATGATCTGCTGACCGACCCACGAAACACATTCGTAGGGTGCGCTGCTCAGAACGCTCTGCTCACGGATCGTGAGTTCTTTCTTGCGTGTCACGGCGATGACTGTGCCGATCGGTGACTCGTCGCTGTATGCGTTCGCATACTGCACTCGGTCGCCTTTGGCGTGCTCGATGGTCAGGTCATACTGCTTGCGCAGATACTGCGGCACATGATTCGGAATCGTCGTCATCTCACGCATCTGCTTTCGTGTAGTGCTCGTGAGCCATGATGCATTCGTCGCACCATGCGGTAAAACCTGCGCCACGCTTGGCTCGTATCCATGCTGCGAGTCGTCGCCTGTTCGAGTCCTGAATCATGCCTGCGTTGTACCACTCACGCTTCTGCGCATCGAAGTGGTCGCAGTAGATGACCCACTTGCCGCCGTCGCTGGGGCATTCTGCGACTTCGACATCGCTCACTCGTGTGAGATAGATCGGTGTCTGCGTCTCGTGTGCTCGGCTCATGTCTGTTCCCTTCTCTGTGGTCATACCCCCACCCTATCAGACATCTGGCTAACTTGCGCAAATAGGCGAAATGCCTAGCAAATAGAGCACTTTCGGGCAGAGTATCCCTGTCACACCCCTGCGTCAGCATGAGCGTCACATCACCACCAGAAGGGAACACGAATGACCACCACCGATCTCTACATCATTGAGAAACCGCCGCACGGCTCTCTCGACTGGCTCATGCGACGACACCGAGACGCAGCAGGCAGATGCGTGCTCGGCGCATCAGACGCACCAGCACTCGTTGATGTCTCACCATTCACGAGCCGTGCCGATCTGTTCCACAGCAAGAGCACCACACCGAAGGTGAGCGAAGGAACTGCTGCGATGCAGGTCGGGAACATTCTCGAACCTGCGCTCGTCGCAGAACTCGGTCGCAGACTCGGTGCGACGATGCACACACCGAACTCGATGTATCAGCGAGATCGCTTCATCGTGTCGCTCGACGCTCTCGCACTAAGCGAAGGCAAGCCAGCGGTCGTCGGTGAAGTGAAGACGACACGCAGGCATCGCATCGAGACGATCGAAGATGTGCCAGCCGATTACCTGTGGCAGTGCTGGGCGCAGATGCTTGTGCTCGACCGACCCGTGTGGCTCATCGTGCTCGACAAAGACATGAGCATCAGCACGCACGAGATACCACGCAACGAAGAAGCACTTGACATCTTGCGTCGTGACTCGCAGGCGTTCTGCACTGCGGTCGATGAGCGTGACGCTGCGCTGCTCGCAGACCTGTCGCAGCAGATGACGGTCGAGCAGATCGCAGAACTGTACCGACCACCGCAACCGATCGAGCGTGCGCTGACCGTCGATGAGTATGCGTGGATTCGTGAACTCGCTGACGCACGAGACTTGAAACGGCAGGCAGAGCAGATAGAGCAGGCGGCGAAAGACCACATCGCTCGCATCATGCTTGACGCAGAGATCGCAACATTCGACGGGCGAAAGGTGCTCACATGGCGTGAGCAGGCTGGTCGCTCGTCGCTCGATGTGGCGAGTCTGCGAGAAGCACACCCTGCACTCGTCGCAGAGTTCACTATGCAGGGGTCACCGAGCCGTGTGATGCGGCTCTCAAACACGAAGGGGAATACGCAATGAGTTTCGACCTGAGCAACTATGTCGATGTGCCGACACGCATCAGACAACTACGAGAGAAGCACCCACACGCAGTGCTGCGACCGTACAACCCTGCCGAGCCGTTCCGCATCGTCGAGATCGGTGGTCGTGAGTTCATCATCTACACAGCCGTGTGCTACCGTACGCCAGACGACCCGATGCCTGCGATCGCAGTCGCAGCAGAGCCTGTCATCGGCTCTTCGTCGTTCACTCGCAACAGCGAAGTGATGAACGCCGAGACTTCGGCGTGGGGCAGGTGCATCATGGCTGCGCTCGCAGTCGATGAGCCGCACATCGCCAGCCGTGAAGAAGTGCAGAACCGTCGCAACGACGATACTGCGAAACTCACCGAGCAGATCGTGCGTGATGTGTTCCCTGAGTCGCAGACCGTCGAGCCGCACCCTGCCGCACATCAGCCGTCTGGGTCGCAGAAACTCGCTGCCGTGGCATCGGTGAAGCAGCAGAACCTGATCAAGAAACTGAGCCGTGAACGGCAGATTGCTGACCTGCACGCCCATGCGAGCGATGTGCTGAACCGTCAGGTGGATTCGCTGACGACGCTCTCGACGAAGGAAGCGTCGAAGGTGATCGAGTCGCTGATGAACGGCGGCTGAGCGTGGCGTATCGAGAGTTCGAGTCGGCGCAGAGTCTGCTGCGTGAGCAGCAGGCTGCGCAGCGGCTGTCTGCGCACTGGCATGGTCGCATCGTGCCAGCAGAGCAGTACGAGTCGTTCGACCGCAGGCTGCTGAACGATGACGGCACGACTGCTGCTCTCGTCGAGATCAAGTGGCGCAACTATCCGATCGAGTTCATGGTCGATCACGGCTATCTGCTCAGCATGAGCAAGGTGAAGTCTCTGCGTGCTCAGGCGAAGCAGCGCAGATGCGTGCCGCTGGTCATGGTCGTGCTCAGCGATGCCGACTTTCTGCTCGATCTCAGAGACGAGACGAGCCAGAGCGTGCGACGGCTGCCGATGAACGACCGCTACTACGATGAGCGCACAGGTGAGACACTGATGCGTGACGAGTGGCTGATCTGTTTCTCGGTCGGCAGATTCATACCGATCGTCGCACTGCCGAGCCTGCTGTGAAGCAGTGGCGCAGACTCGCTGCGTGTCTCGGCGCAGACGGCAGCATCTTCTTCCCGACTCAGCGCAAGTTCAGTGCTCGCACATGGCGACCAGCACGAGCGATCTGCGAGACCTGCACGGTGCGTGAAGAGTGTCTGGCTATGGCTCTCGCCGTGCGTGAGACAGAAGACCGCTGGGGTATGTTCGGCGGCATGACACCGAGCGAACGCAGGGTGCATCGACGCACGATACGGCAGCAGCAGCGATGACGCAGCGGTTCATCTCATACGGTGGCGGCGTGCAAAGCACTGCGCTCATCGTGCTCGCAGTGACTGGTCGCATCGAGCCAGTCGATGCAGCACTGTTCTGCAACACGGGCGACGACTCTGAGCACCCTGACACACTTCGATTCGTGAGAGAGATCGCCGTGCCGTATGCACGAAGTCATGGTCTGCCGATACATGAGATTCAGCGAGTGACGAAAGGCGAGCCGCAAACGCTATGGGGTCGCATGATGAATCACACAAGAGACAGTCTGCAAGAACCGATTCCCGTGTACGGCTGGAAGGGTGCGCCGATGTCACGAGCCTGCACGGTCGATCACAAGATTCTGGTGCTGAAACGGTGGCTGAAACAGAACTGCGAGACGCTTCCAGTCGAGACGCTCATCGGTATTTCGGTCGATGAGATAGAAAGAGCGAAGACTGGCGAATCTGACTATGAGATTCGTCGCTATCCACTGCTCGATCTCGGAATGAACCGCACAGACTGCGCCAAAGTAATCAGCGATGCTGGTCTGCCCGTGCCGCCGAAGTCATCGTGCTTCTTCTGCCCGTTTCATTCGTTGCTCACATGGTCTGAACTTCGCCGTGATCGACCCGATCTGTTCGAGAAGGCGGCGCAACTTGAAGATGTGCTGAACGAGCGTCGAGCGAGACGAGAGAAACCGCCCGTGCATCTGACACGCAAACAGCAGCCCCTTCGTGATGCGATACCGATAGCGCAAGACTCGCTCTTCGCAAGTGATGAAATGGAAGGTCAGTGCGACGGCGGCGTGTGCTTCGTATGATCGATGCTGACGATCTGCCTGACCCTGAGAGCATCAGTCTCGGTGAGCCGCTGAACGAGTCGTATGGTGCGATCTGTGCGATGCTCACCGAGCACATGGTCGATGCCGACAGGCTGAACCGCTGGCTCATCGGGCTGATACTCGTCGCTCTCGACCACATCGATGCGAGCGATGTGCCGCTGGTCGATGCGCTCGAAGTCGTCAGCGAGATGAACTATGCAGACATGGCGATCGCAGGTTTCGATTCGATGAACACGCTGGTCGCAGTCGTGAAGAAAGAGAGAGAGCGTGGCAGACGAAAGAAAGGGTGAGTGCGAAGGCAGGCGTGATCGCTGCACGCTCGGTGACGGCTGCCCGAAGTTCGGGCTGCTCGGTCGCCAGTCTCGTGACGGTGCTCGACGGGTGAAAGGCTGCGGCGACCCTGTGGCTCGTGGCAGACGGAATCGGGCGAAGGGTGACGGCAAGGCGAGACGAGCGAGAAAGATGCTCGGCATCGCTGGTGCGAACACTCGTCACGAAGAGTTGTGGGGTGGTGCGCTGCGTGTCGAGATCAAGGCTGGTGCTCAGATCGAGCCGATAGCGACCCGATACCGCACTGCTGAGCAGCAGTCTGAGCAGCATCGTGCTCTCGGTGATGTGCGTGCGTTCGTTCTGGTGGCGATGCCTGACGGTGAGAGCGACGGGCTGGCAGTGATGCGGCTATCGGCGTTCTCGCAGATCATCGCACTGCTGAGAGACACAGGGCATCTCTAAGAAAGGCGAAGGGGAATGAGTATCAGACTGATGACATGGGTGTGGGCGAACTCGCCGTACAGCGGTGAGCGACTGCTGCTGCATCTCGCTCTCGCAGACTTTGCCAACGATGACGGCGTGTGCTTCCCGTCGCACGGCACGCTGGCGAAGAAGGCTCGATGCTCGACAGGGTGGGTCTCGCAGACGATCAAGCAGATGATCGCAGACTCGCTCATCGAAATCGTCGAGCCTGCTGGTCAGGGTCGTGGCAAGGTAGGCAGATACCGACTGCTGAAAGGTCTCACAGAGTGTGACCTATCCGAGCCGATAGGTCTCACTTCAAACGCAGTTAGGTCACACTCTGATGCATCTCTCTCTACTTATCTGAACCGTAATGAACCGTCAGATACTCAGAGCGACTTCGAACGACTGTGGAAGTGCTATCCACGCAAGACGGCGAAAGGTGTCGCACGCCGATCGTTCGAGCGTGTGATGCAGCGCAGCGATGCGCCGACCGTCGATGCTCTCGTCGCAGCCGTAGAGCGATACGCAGCACAGTTCACCAGCGGCAAGACCGACATGAAGTTCTGCGCACATCTCGCCACATGGCTGAACGGCGAACGGTGGCTCGACGAGACGACGAGCAGCGATCAGCCGCAGCCGCAGGTATCCGCTGAGATACGCACCGCAGAGAATCTCGCTGCCGCATACGCACACACACGACGCAGCGAAGCCGACCTAGTAGAGTCGGTCGCACCGTACTCGCCTGCTGCACAGACCGCAGCACTCGCACTCTTCCGAGCCATGAAAGCAGGCACGCCATGACCAGACTCTCAGCCTTCGCATTCACTCTCATCATCTCGCTGCTCGGTGTCACCGCCGCACAGTCATACAGCGATCACCAGATCGCTGACATACCGCCCACGACTGGCAGCACGGTGACATCGAGCAGCACCCTGCCGAGCACCACCACGACGAGCACCGTGCCTGCACCCCCTGATGCACGATGCCCGATGTGGTGGTCGCTCGCACGCAGCGTCGGCTTCACCGATGAGCAGATGCCGACACTCGACCGCATCATGTTCGTCGAGAGCAGGTGCGATGAGACGCAACTGAACGCCACCGACCCGAACGGTGGCAGCATCTCGCTCACGCAAATCAACCGCTTCTGGTGTCTGCCGTCTCGCTACTATCCGTCTGGCTATCTGCAAGCGGTCGGTGTGCTCACGACCTGCGACGATCTCTGGCAGCCTGAGATCAACTTGCGTGCTGCGCTCGCTCTCGTCAAATACAGTCGCAGTGTCGGTCTCGACGACTGGCATCAGTGGGCGTGGCTCTGAGATGTCGCCACAGCGTTTCTCGTGCGATGTGGTGCGTCATCTGCGCTCTGTCGGGTGCTCGCTGGGGTCACCGTTTCGGGCTGCTCTCAGAGCGTCTGCCAGAACTAGTAGGCATCTGAATAATGGTTATTTGCTAGGGAATCTGACGATTTGACACATCTAGCCAGATGGGTGCTATGATGTAGGTATGACCACAACGAAGGGAACCCACATGATTACCACCACACACACACTCACGACGATCGACGGCATGACCGTCGATGCGATCAGCGATGCCGCATGGCGGCAGTCAGTCGAGCAGCAAGAGAAGAACGCCAAGTTCTCTCGTGACGATGCTGCTCACAACGGCGGCTGCAAGATGTGCGGTCGCAAGATGAGCCGCAAGGCAGCCGAGAACGCATGGCACATTCACATGACGATCTACGGCGATCTCGTACCGATGAATGCAGACATGGGCGATAACTCACAAGGCTGGTTCCCAGTCGGCAGCGAATGCGCCAAGATGATTCCACTCACGCACCGTGCAAAGACAGGTGCGTGACATGAGCCGAGATACGAAGACCGCACTGCGTCGAGTTAGTGCCGACATCAGAGAGACATTGCGACAGGCAGCCGCAGCAGTCGATGCAGGCGACTGGCAGCAGGCTGAGCAGTTCTATCTCGAAGCATCAGCACTGGCATCATCAGCAGCCGAGAGCGCAGAACGCAACGCAGAGAAGGCAGGTGCGTGATGTCTGACGCAGCAGCACAGGTCGCAGCAGCGATCGAGACGCACGGCGTACCGAAGTGGGTGAGCGTCGTGCCGATGAGCGTGCGCCGACAGGTCGCAGCAGAGACAAAGCGGCAACTGCTCGCCGCTGCACGAGTCAGCGAAGGCTGGTCACGGCAGAGCGACGGCAGACTCGTCTTCGGCAGGCTCGACGCACGAGACACGCTGCGCCAGTGGGCGACACAGAACATCTTCGCCGTGCTCACCGTGCGAGAGATCGCAGAGCAGGCAGGTGTGCCGCAGTCGGCGGTGCGCACGATGATCTCTGAGCGTGGCGACATCTTCCGTAAGAGCGACGGGCGCACCTATGAAGTGCGTGATGCGAACGCAGACCGACAGGCAGACAAGCGATGACTGCCACACAGATCGCATCGGCAACCGCCGATACGAATACCACCAGACACAAAGGGGATACACGAATGAACAGGGAAGAGATACATCAGCGAGATGTGCGGCTGCTCACCAGCCGCATCGACGACGATGAGATGCGACCAGAGATGATCGACATCAGCCACATCTATGCGACGGTGCGACTGCATCTGGTCGCAGCGATCAACGGGCTGCGAGACATCGACGGCTACTCACTCGACGACAGCGCAACCTACGACGAACTGCGAGACGATCTGCGGCAGATGCTGCGAGCACTGCGCAGCGACGAGATCGCTCTGCTCGAAATGTGCGGCAACATGAACGAGTCGATAGAAGCGGCACAGTCGCCCACCGTGCAAGACGGCAGCAACTTGTTCGCAAATGCGAACGATGCGACCGTCTCAGGCATGAGCGACACGGCACTGCTCATCGCTCTCGACGGGAAGGCTTACTAATCATGGCGACGAAGAATCGGCGCATTGAAGCCGACCTGATCACGACTGAGCAGCCCGTGCGTAGCGACTACGCACTGATGCAGGTCACACTGACGCTCGCCGTCGAGACCTACTTCTGCGACGAGCACATGGCACAGGCGCATGAAGCAGCGATCGAAGATGTGCTCGCACGCTTCGAGCCGCTGGTCGTCGAGTCCGAACTAATCGGCTCGCAGGTCATCGTGCTGCACAGCGAGTTCACGCCACTCGGTCTCACAAAGCAGGTGCGCTCGTGAACACATGGTCTGACGCATTCTCGCTCATCTGCATAGCGATCGCATTCTTCTGCGCAGGCAGACTCTGGGGCTACGAGTCTCAGTGGAAGGAAGAAGAACAGCGTGCGGCACGCCGCCGTGCGCATCGACACTCAACGAAAGAGAGACACTAGACATGACCAGAGAAACACTGAGCCACCTGAACACACAGGTGCTGATCGGATTCACCGAGAAGCGTGGCATGGCGTGGCACTACAAGAAAGATGAGCAGGCTGCCGAACCGAATCACTACACAGGTGCGATACCCGTCGCAGATGTGCAGCGCAGACTCTTCTCGTGGCACGCAGTAGCGATGCCGATGCACATCACCGCACCAGACGGCACACGATACGAAGTGCCGAACCGTCAGGCGATCGTGCGAGATGACTCGTGGCAGGTGCTCGGCGTACCGTCGAAGGCGTATCAGCCGCATCAGTACGACGAATGGCTGCTCACGCAGGTGGCGAACCTGCTCGACGACGATCTCAGCATCGGGTCGGCTGGTCTGCTGAAAGGCGGCGCAGTCGCATGGGTGCAGGTCGAGATGCCTGAGAACCTGACGGCGGCAGGGGTCGAGTTCAGACCGCACCTGCTCGCCACGACATCGTTCAACGGTGAGATCGCCACGCTCTACAAGCGCACCTGCACGGTCGTCGTCTGCGACAACACTCGTGCGAAGGCTCTGAGCGAGAGCAGCAACGAGATCAGGGTGAAGCACACGAGCCAGTCGCTGCTGCGTCTCGCTGATGCACGGCAGGCTCTCGACATCGTGCATCATCTCGGTGATGACTTCGCCGCAGAGATCGAGAAACTGATGAGCGTGAAGGTGAACGACCGCAACTTCGACCGCTTCCTGAGCGTGCTCGCACCGTCAGACGACCGTGAGAGCCGCCAGTCGCAGACCCGTGCAGAGAACCTGCGCAACACGCTGCGCCAGATGTGGCAGACCGACATCAGGTGCGCACCGTTCAGGGGTACGGCGTTCGGTGCTGTGCAGACGGTGAACACATGGCGGCAGCACATCAAGCCGACACGCAACGGGCGCAGCATGATCGAGCGCACGATGCTCGACACGCTCACAGGTGTCACCGAACTCGAAGATCGGCAGGTCGCTGAAATGGTGCTGGCGGTCGCACGATGACTAGGCTCACCGTCTCTGAGATAGGGGTAAGTGGTGCGAGACATAGACCTAGCGAACGCAATACACTTTCTGTCACGCATCTCGGTGGGTCGGCTCGACGAAGAGAAACTGATCGACACCGTAGATGCTCTACGGAAGGAACTGGAACGCAGACGACATGAGCGACGGCAACGAAAGAATGGCTGAGATCATCGAGTGGCAGGCACGCTGCTCAGATGCGCAGAACAGCATCGAGCGTCTGCGTGAAGAGCGTGACGCACTGCTCACCACGATCGTCTCATACGGTCAGCGTGAAGATGCTCTCATCGAGCGTGTCACCGAACTCGAAGCGACCGTGCAGCGTATGTCGCAAGAGATCGCACGCCACAGGGCTGACGGCGAACTGTACCCGTGAACGCTCTCGATGTCGTCGTCGTCATCTGGCTCGCCTGCGCTCTGGTGCTCATCGTGACGGTCGATAGGTTCACCCGATGATCGTGCGCTGCATGACCTGCCAGCATCTCGTCGTAGGTTCGAGAAATGCGACGGTCGGGTGCGTTTGCGACCCTGACGCACCGACATGGCTCGCTGTGGTGAACGATGAGCGCATCATCGGTGGCACATACCGCTACTACATACCGCTGCACGCATCGCCAGATGAGTGACGCACGCTGGCGTGTAGAGCACGGCGACTGCCGCACACTGCTACGCACTCTGCCTGATCAGTCGATAGATGCGATCGTGACCGACCCACCGTATGAACTCGGCTTCATGGGCAAGGCGTGGGATTCGACAGGCATCGCCTATCAGGTCGATGTGTGGCGTGAGTGTCTGCGTGTATTGAAGCACGGCGGTCATCTGCTCGCATTCGGCGGCTCACGCACCTATCACCGTCTCGCCTGTGCTGTGGAGGACGCAGGGTTTCAGATTCGTGATCAGATCATGTGGGTGTACGGCTCAGGCTTCCCCAAGTCGCTCGATGTCAGCAAAGCCATCGACAAGGCAGCTGGGGCGAAACGAAACATCATTGGGGAACGACGGGGCGTCGTCAAGGGAACCGGAGGAAGATACAACTGGCACACCGATTCGGAATCAGTTGGACAGACCATTATTCGAGACTCAATGCCGGCGACGGATGCTGCGAAGCAGTGGCAGGGTTGGGGTACTGCGTTGAAGCCTGCGCATGAGCCGATCGTGCTTGCCCGTAAGCCGCTTGACGGTACGGTGGCGCAGAATGTGTTGTGGTATGGCACAGGCGCACTCAACATCGACGGTTGTAGAGTCGAAGGCGCAGACGGTGACGGTGTATGGGGAGCTTCCAACGCCACAGTGAATCATCAAGACAGAATGTTCAACGGTTCGATGAATCCCGATTACAGGTCGCAACGACATTCGCTTGGTCGCTTCCCTGCGAATCTGATTCATGACGGCAGCGACGAAGTGCTGCAACTGTTCCCTGATAGCAAGTCACCTGCGACCGTCACTCGTGGCGGCGCACGCCAGATGTCATTCGGTATGGGCGAGCAGGTAGATGTGCCGTGGTACGACGACAGCGGTTCTGCTGCTCGGTTCTTCTACTGTGCGAAAGCGAGTAAGACGGATCGCAACGAAGGTCTCGAAGAACTACCTGCTCACGCTCCCGTGTTTGGTGATAACGGCGGCACTTATCGTGGTCTATCGGCAAGCAAGAATCCGCAGGCGAATCATCACCCGACGGTGAAGCCGACCATGCTGATGCGCTATCTGGTGCGGTTAGTGACGCAGCCTGACGGTGTGGTACTCGACCCGTTCACTGGCTCAGGTTCGACAGGCAAGGCGTGTGTGCTGGAAGGGTTTCGGTTCGTCGGGTTCGAGCAGTCTGCCGACTATGTGGCGATCGCTCAGGCTCGCATCAACTACGCTGAGCAGCATCATGGCGAAGGGTGATCTGGATACTCAGACTGTCGAGATCGGGTCGGTGCGACCGCACCCGAAGAATGTTCGGCAGGGTGACATCGGTGCGATCTCAGAGTCGTTGAAGGCGCACGGTCAGTATCGGTCGATCGTGGTGCAGCGCAGCACAGGTCACATACTCGCAGGGAATCACACATGGAAGGCGGCGAAGGCTCTCGGCTGGTCTCACATCTCTACGCACTTCATCGACTGTGATGATGAGCAGGCGATGCGCATACTGCTCGCAGACAACCGTGCCAACGATCTAGCGACTTATGACCAGTCGGCTCTGGCGACAGTGCTCGCAGAACTGAACGCCACCGATCTCGGTCTCGCTGGCACGCTGTATGACGGTGACGCACTCGATGATGTCATCAAAGACATGAATAATGACGGTCTGCCGATTTCATTTGATTCAAAGTACGAAGTCATCATCGAATGCAGTGATGAACAGATGCAAGCAGACATTCTTGAACGACTGAACGGCGAAGGTCTAACAGTTAGAGCCGTCACCGTATGACCGACATTCGGCTGACTAGCCGAATCGAGAACACTGCACGAGTCATACAGATTCGTGGAATGTTTGACATCAAAGCATCAAAGACAGAAACAGTAGTTATCAAAGATAATCTGCCGAATCTGGACGAGCGATCGTGGAACATCGGTCTCATTGTCGGCGCATCAGGCACAGGTAAGAGCACTATCGCCAAAGAACGCTTCAAGGAATGTTTCGACCCACAAGTGTCGTGGAATGAACACTCGCTAATAGACAACTTCGACAAGAAGCAACATCTGAAAGACATCGTGAACATTCTTACAGCAGTGGGCTTATCCAGCCCACCCACATGGCTTCGACCATTCGATTCACTATCCACAGGCGAGAAGTTCAGAGCAACGACCGCAAGACTTCTGCTCGACTATCCGCAACTAGTCGCAGTCGATGAGTTCACATCAGTCGTCGATCGAACTGTCGCACAAGTCGCCTCATGTGCTATCGCAAAGACCGTCAGAAAGAGACAGCAACGATTCGTGGCAGTGTCGTGTCATTACGACATCATCGAATGGCTGCAACCCGACTGGCTGTACGAACCGCACAGCGGTCACTTCGAATGGAGGTCACTTCGGCAACGCCCACCGATTCACGCCAGAATCATCTCGGTTGATACGCAAGCGTGGCAACTATTCGCACGACATCACTATCTAGATAGCACTCTGCATCAAGCAGCAAGATGCTTCGTCACACTAATCGAGAACATTCCAGCCGTCTTCATCGCAGTTCTACCGTTGCCACACCCGAAACTGACTAACGCCTATCGAGTGTCACGCATCGTCACCATGCCAGACTTTCAAGGCATCGGCATCGGCACGCAAGTATTGACGACCATTGCTGCCGCATACAGAGCACATCAGAAACATCTCTACATCACTACAAGTCACCCAGCACTCATGCGATCACTGAACTCAAACAGGGAATGGCAGATGACACGCAAACCTTCAAGAGTGACAGCCATAGGCAAGACCAGCACTATTCGCTACAAGCCAGAGTCAGCCAACCGAATCACTGCATCATTCAGATACATCGGTCAGTCGAATCAACACGCAGCAGCCCTTCTATGACCATACGCAGACCGTGCATCAACTGCGGCACACTCACCACACGCACCACGAGATGCGACAACTGCCAGCCGATACACGACTCGCTCTACGACGCTGAGTATCGACGCATCGCACACATCATCAGAGCCACCGCAGTCACCTGCCACATCTGCGGCGAAGGCGCACGACCAGACGACCCATTCACCGCAGACCACATCAGACCACGAGACCCGACATCACCACTCGCCGCAGCACACAGATCATGCAACACACGCAAAGGCAACCGACCACCACACTCACCACGATGACATCACCCTGCATCTGCACCCGACTGAGCGATCCGATCTGCGATCGCAGTGACGACGACGACGACTGACCCGACCCCCCACCCCCACCCGATGCGTTTCTCTGGCAGCCGACCCCCCACCCGACAT